GCGGCCTCGCTGAGTGGTATCTCCGCTGGGGTATGCGGATGAAGGTTGAGGCCCCTGCTCGTGTGCCTGAGCAGGTTGAGTTTTGTCAGAGCAGGCCCGTTTGGGGGCCTGGTGGATGGGTGTTGGTACGCAACCCCTCCAAGGTTTTCACCACTGATTTCGCTGGCGGTTCCAGGCTTGAGCGTTTGGCGGATTATGAGGTCCACCTTCGCTCGGTTGGCATCTGCGGAATGTCCATGGCGGCTGGCATTCCATTGTTACAGGCTTATTATCAGTGGGCCGTGAAACATGGCAAAACCGGCAAGTTTGATTATAGGGAACTTGGTGGAGTTGGGTGGCAGTACAGGATACAGACCGCTGCTGGTCACGGAGTGGCGGCTGTGCCTGTGTCTGTGGAGACGCGTTTAAGCTTTGCACTGGCTTTTGGCGTCGATATGCATGAGCAGGTAGATATAGAGGACGCCATATCCAACATGGCGTGGGGCCGCCTCCTCGATTCTTCGAGTCATTATAACGTATATCCCCATACATTGTTTCAGGAGCAAAATGCCCGGTAAAAAATTGAACAAAAATGTTAAGCCTAGGAAGGGCCGGAAGGCCCAGAGGCAATCTAAAATTAATAATTATTATGTTAGAGAAATGTTAGATTATGACAAGATGCTCAGGGATCCCTGTGCGTCTAATATGGCGTACCCCCCTTATGGTGGTACCGACACTGGATATCTTGTGCGCATCACCGAGCAGATCATTCCCCCTGCCGGTGCGGGCACCGGCCTGGTTGTAGGCAACACATTCCCTATGAACATATATTGTCAGATAGTTCCGAAGAACTTTCCTGCCTACCTCATAGGAAGTGCCGCGAGCGCCAATCCCAGTGTTGCTGCCGTAGCCAACGGGGGAATATTTTTGAATCAGAGTATTGTTAGGTCGTACAGGCCTGTCGCAGCCTGCTTGAAGTGGGTTCCCACCGGACCCATGTTGGCTCGGCAAGGCGTAGTGGGGGTTGGGTATTCTACATCTCCACCTCTCTTTACCACTGGCACCGCTTTTGTTGGGACTCTCATTGGTCAAACCCTTGAGCGTGTTCCCAATGGCGGTGGGCCCCACGAAGTCCGCTGGCTTCCTACAGGTGAGGACGAGGATTTTATTGGCTCGAATTTGTCGGTCGCCACAACCTCGTCAGCCGGTACCTTATTCGCCGTTTGCAACGGCGTTGATGGTACGGCCGTTACCACCACCACTATTCAGCCAGATGGTTTCTTCGAGTACACTGCAGTGTACGAATGGGTTCCCGGTCCCACTGCAGGGCTCACTGTTGCTCCCAAGACACCTTTGCCTTTCACCACTCAACAACACCAGGCTTCCATTGAGGAGCTTGGCGATTATTTGTTGCGTGGTGTGCGCACTGTCAGTGGAGCCGTTGGGCGTGGGCTCGTGCAGGGTGGTATACACACCCTCTTCCAAGCACTTGGTACTACTGGTTCTATTAGGAGGTATTCTTCCGGGTTTCCCATGATTGCTACATCTTGATCATTCTTTGTGCCTACCGCCATCCAGCATCCGAAAGGGGTCCAGTTGGGGAGCTGGTACTGGGTGATCGGTTAACAAGGGCGCATTCATGCTTCTGCGGCCAAGTGCATCTCGCTGTGGTGGGCGAGCGTCTAAGCGGGATAATAGGACGTTAAACGTGAAAGGG